TGACGTGGACTTCATAACCGAGATCCAGGAATTCTTGGGCGATATGAGATCCAATATAACCTGATTTCTTTTGATTGTTCTTGTATTCAATTGTCACAGAGTTTCGAATATCGCCTGACTTCAATGATGTCTTGATGCCACTGGCCAGCGCAGTATTGCCGGAGACGCTTGTGTAGCCATAAGTAGTCAAGTATTCATTGCGATGTGTGCTGTCTGCATAGCAAATGCGGCCTTGATTGTCTTCATAAATATAGCCAAGACCCGAATTGGCCAAAGCTGTGACAAGTGAATACACATCAATCACACTTGATGTTCGAGCTTGCAATTCATAATCACCTGGGCGATCGATCTCGCCAAGTCCTGAATTTGCAGCATTTGCCCATGTGGTCGCTGGGTTGTAGCCAGCCCATGTCTCAGCCGCTGGCACTTGATTCCATGTATTGAAAAGCAATGCTGAGAGGATCGTGTAAATTTGATCGCCATCCTCATCCTTTGACAGCACCCCATTGGTGAGCGACTTTGGCAGCTTCGACAAAGCTCCAAGTGCAATGATTTTCATATTCTGCACAAGGCCGCCAGTGCCGGATGATCTGACTTCAAGATCCAGATCAGTCACATATCCACCAAAGACATTTACATATGTGCCAGTCGAATCCTTGACCCTGATTGTGACTTGATCATTGAGATTCATGGTGACTGGGCTGTCATCAAAATTCAGGATTGTAAAGCTGGCATATCCTGCAGTGGCTTGGCTGTAAATATCAGTGCGCCCTGATGTGATCGAGACATCGGCTAGGGTAAGGCTCGCATAATCATTTGAGCCATTGACTGTGAGTGACCATTCTGGCGTCCAAATTGTCATGACTGAAAGTTCAGAGCTCCCAATGTGCCACGGCTAAATGATCGATTAAGCACATCGACTATGGTGCGAGCTGTACCTTCGGCATCGATTGCGCCATTGACTGTGAGATTGATTGTCGAGCCACCGCCCGAGCCACCATTGGGAATGATCTTCCCCGATGTATTTGGCACAAATAACTCTGGGCCACGCTCACCGACAACATAACTTGTGCCGGATGAGACTGGACCACCATTGGCTCGACCACCACCAAAGATGTTGTCTATTGCTCCACCGATGGCCTGTGTAACTGGATTGTTTTTGATGAAATTGACGATCGCTTTGATTGCATTGAATGCCTTATTTACGACATCGACAAGGGTTGCAAATAGACCAATAACAAAGCTAATTGCAGTGCCGAGTGTGTCAAATGCTTTGCCTAGAATTGTTCCAATCACCGGAGCAACAACATCGCGCACGACTTTGGCAACGGCTTCAAATAAAATCTTGAGTGGCTTGAGTTTTTCTTCATTTTCCGCAATTTTGCCTGCGACCTTTTCAAATGCTGATCGCAGTCCATCGATGACTGGTGTGAGCAGACTACCTATTGCTGGAATAACAAATTGTGTAATGAAAGACCAAATGGCCTTGAATGTTGGTATGACTGTATCTCGGATGTAAACAGTCAACGCTGTGAAAATTGGTGTGAGCTTTGGGCCAAGCTCTTCCGATAACTTTTGCACAGCTGGGATAACTGTATTGACAAAGCCTGAGACCATCGGAGTGATGGCATCGAGCACAAATGATCCGACTGTCTCTTTGCCTTCATCGAATGCAACCTTGAGACGATCCATCTTGCCAGCAAATGTGTCTGCCTTTTCTGATGCCTGTCCACCAAATGTTGCAGCAAGCTGGGCAGTGATTTCTTCCATCGACATAGTCTTGAGCTGCGCGGCTGTAAGGCCGACGCCTAGTTTGGCAAGCGATCCGGCATTGCCTTCGGCGGCCTTGCTCATGGCATTTGTAACGGCTTCAAGTGACTTGCCACTTCCAGCGGCGACATCAATTGCAACAGCCTGCAATTTCAGAGCTGCATCGGCGTCTTTGGTAGCGCGTACAAATCGCTCAAAGCTTGGACGCAATTCATCATCAGTCAGACCAGTCAGCAAAGATGTCTTGGTGATCTGAGATTCAACCGCCGCAATTTGTCGTGTCGTGGCTCCAGTTACATTTTCCAGAGTGGTCGCGAGCTTGGCCTGTGCAGCTTCATCGGCAATTGCTGACTTGACTCCATCGACCAGCAATTTGCCAGCGTAGGCAGCGGCAGCAACCCCAGCTGCAGCAAATGCCGCGCCAGCCATCTTGCCAAACTTGGCGACCTTTGAGCCGAATCCTTCGACTTCATTTGATGCCCCATTGACACCTTTTCTTAAGCCATCCAGATCGGCGTCAAATGTAATCTTGACTTTTGGAATTGCCATCAGTCCATCCCTGCCTTCTTGACTACATCCTGCACCATCTGCGCATATTCACGCGCAATTATCGGCAAATAATAATCCATTGCAGGATTGATCCAATATCCGCTTTTGTTATATGGAGCTTTGAATCTGTCTGAGTAAGTGCGGCCTGCGCGATCGACGCCGCGATGTGATCCATATTCAGATCCCCAAAGCAATGCGCCTGCAGGTGCTTGACCTTGTTTGACGACCTTGCCACCCTTGCGCTTTTCGCCGCCGTACTTGCGCCCGACCTTCTTTGTACCACCGACATCGACGCGGATCAATCGATCACGCTTTGGCATCAATGACTCAGCGACTTTGACGGCCTGTGGCGTTCGAGAAGCTTGTGCGAACATAAGCAATTGTCCGGCGAATCTTTGCGACAGTGGCAATGCTCGATCGCGGATTTCTTGCTGTGATTCAGCTGGCAAAGATCCCAGCAACCGCAAAAGATTCTTGAATTCAATAGGCTCGACAGTAATGGCCAGTGTGCCTTTGCCTGCCTTACTTGCCATGAATTTTCTCCAGAATCTCGATCGCTGTGATGATCTGCTCCGCTGTCTGCCATTCACTCATCGGGATATGCGTGGCAATTGCCAGCTCCACGATTGTGCGATTTAAGCTTCCAGCGGCGTAGCTTTTGGGCTTTGGGGATCCTCAGTCGTGATGTCCGAGACTGTCTCGATCCATGCTTCATAAGGCTTGACGGCTTTGCCAGCGGCTTCGCGCTTCATGGCGTGATATGCCAAGAAAAGAAGATCAGAGATTCCGATCTTGTCTGCAGCTTGCGTGATGGTGTGGCCTGTCTTGTTTTCCCATTTGCACCACTCAGGCGGAGCTGCCACATAAGTGGCAACCTCGCCCGATGTGTATTCAATTGTGATGTTTGTTTTCATGCTCCCGATCTCCTTCTTAGCTGAAGTTTTCGGCAGGTGTGCCGACCACTTGGAATGATAGTGACACAGTCTGGGCATCCGGTGCTGAACCGCCGACGGATGGGAATACTGGCAACACATTGCATGTGAATACTGCGCCAGTAGTAGCTGTTAGTGAAACTGCCAAAACGGTATTTGGTGCAGTCTCGCACGCTGTCCAGAGTGACTCACAGAGCGATGAGGCGACGCCCCAGTCTGCAAGCATTTCGACATCAAGTGTCCATGAATCATCGATTGCTTTGTATGCGCGGCCATCAAGTGTCTGATATGTCTCGATGGTGTGCTCATTTGTAAGTGTGACTGATGTTGCTTGTGCATCGTAGTTGACAGTCGCGATCGTCAATACTAGATCGCGTCCGGTGATGACGGTCGTTGGCATAGCTTGTCTCCTAGTTTGTTTGTGTGTATTGAGTTGAGATTTCAATCTCGCAAGCGAGAATGTCGGACGCTCCGATTGAAATTGGCGTTGGATTAGACACAGAGCCGACTGTGTAGCCTGACGGAATAACCGCCAGAATGCTCATGACTAACTGCTCGATGTTGTCGAGCGCGGCGGCATTTGAGTACATTGCGACGCCGACAGTGATGACAAGATTGACCCTGACTCGGGTTGATGTGCCGATGAGATTGGCTTCAAGATATGGCGATGATGGTACGACGGCAGCAAATGGCACGATTGGAGACTCTGGAACTGAGTCGTATGTGTTAGCTGCAACTCCTGAAATGGCAGTCTTGATTGCGCCGCGGACGGTTGTTGCGATGGTTGATGCGGCCATCAGCTCACCATCGATCGAGTATCGACCAAATCACCAAGCAACCCAATGCACCGATTGGTCAAACTGCGACCCATTCGGAAAGGTGTTGGACTGAAATCGACGCCTTCGATCTGACCGCCTGCAGCTGTACGGCTTTGGAATACCTCAACCGCGACTGCAAGGATTGCGCTTTCGACATTCGGATTGCCGATGTAATAAGTGGCCGCACCATAGCCGGATAGGGTTGCAGTGCCGTTCGGAATGATCTGACGGATCGAGACATCTGCATTTGTTAGTGCGGCCGTGAAATAAAGATCCTCAGCCTTTGTGACTGTAAATGTGGCAGTGAATGGCGCAGGCATCTTGGTGATGACGACTGATTGGCCGACAGCAAAGGTGTGTGGCTCGCGTGTGTAGAAAAATGCAACATTGGAGACAAGCTTGTATTCAGTGATGGCCGTGGTGTTCTGCACAAGAATTGGCAAGATCACGCCTTCGGCAGTCGAGACCATTTCATCCAAGTAATCGTCAGAATACAGGGATGAACTCACGCCAAGAATTGATCTCAGCTGTGACGCTGTGACTATTGCTGCCATGAGTTCATCCCTTCATCTGCTCGACCGCCTCGGGAGCGAAGCGGCCGATGTCTAAGTCAGGCGATTAAGCCTTGTTGTTCTTGAATGCGCCAGCACCGATCTTGGTCGCGATTGCGCCATATCCGTACATTGCGATGTTGATCTGGCCTGTGTTCACTACATCAGCGCGGAGCTGGTAAGTAGGTGACTCATACCATGTGTAGGCATCAGGATTGACGATCAAAATTGATCCATCTGTGTCTGTTGTCGCAGCTGTATTTGCTGTGACATAGAGATCAAGTCCGGCGACATTGCCGCGGATTGAATCTGGACGAACTACGCCGCCAGCATTTTGTGGCTGTGCAGCATTGTAGATTGGACGACCTGAATCGTTGAGTGTCATGACATTTGCCCATTGGGATGTGTTCATGATGATGTTGCGAGCAAAGCCTTGTGTGCCTGCATAAACTGATGCAGCACCGCGAGCGATTACGCCGAGAAGCTCTGCAGCTGTTGGGTAAGTTGTTGTTGTTGTTGCATCGGCTGATGCTCCAGCAATGATTGCAGCATTGACTGCTGTGTCTGTAACCTTTGCGTATTGCGCGGCCATATTTCTCATAAGCTCGTCAATAAAGAGTGGCGAAGACCGGTCAAAGAGCTCGACGCTAAATGTTTGTTGGCCAGAATACTTAGCCACTGACACGCTAAGAAATTCTGAAGTCTGATCAACATCAGCAAGTGTTCCGCCTTCGGCTTCGACTGTTACTGATGGTAGCTGTGTGATCTTTGGGATCTCGAATGTCATGCCTGCATCTGGAAGAGTGCCGCGTGAGATTGCATCGATGTTTGATCGGGTTGCATTTGCAAGACCGTTGATGACTGTTGTGAGCTGACGTGTTGGTACGAGACCAGCATTGTCTGTGGTGTCTGCAGCTGCGCGAATGTATTGGCGTGCATCTTCAGATCCTAGTGATGCCTTGATTGTCATTTCGAGTTGCTTTGTTGCTGAGAAATCCAAACGTGGCTTTGCTGTAAAGCCACCGAGATTTGCTGCAGCTGTGACTGACTGTGCGGCTTCGACCGTCTCTGTAACGGCTGCCGCGTCTGTGACGGTGTTTTCCACTTCGTCTCCTTCTGTTGTTGGTGTTGGTGTTGCATCCTCATCCGGTGTGGATTCGGAATCTTCATCGCCTTCTGTCGCTGCTACTTCTGCAACGCGTGCTGATCGCACAGCTGGCTCAGAAACAAGCGCGACGCCTGTGAGCTCAGCCTTGAGCACTTTCATGTATCCCTTTTCTTGGACATAATCTTCAACGGCCAATTCCACCGAGAACCCGTCGCGTAATCCATCCATTGCCTCGATGAGCGCGTCATTGCCAGCTTGTGTTGAACTTATTTTAAAGGTCGCATTTATTGCAGAATCACCATCAAAAGACATCTCCAAACTTTTTCCGATTCTGCGTGTGCGATCGTGTTCAAGGTTAAGAAATACTGGAGCTGGATCGATGGAGCCTTTTGCAAATACAACCTTGCCAGTCGATGCGTTTGCCTGCTCATCGAATGCAACGATGCGACCAGAGATCGTTCGCGCTTCCGAATCGGCTGCCGTGATTGTGATTGGTGTTGTCAGTTTCATCCGATGATGTCCTCTTCTTCTCTGATTTCTTCGATACTCATTGCGCCAATGCGATTGAGAATTTCGTACACTTGTGCTCGCTCATAAGGATTGCCACGCAAGAAATCGTCAAGATCAAAGCGCACATATTGCGATGATGGTGTGAAATCCGTCAGGCTCATCCGCTGTTCAATAATTGTCAGGATCGGACGAATTGAAAAGTCAATGAGATCGCGACGCTGATTGACCGCGTTGGAATAAGTCATCGATGATGGATCAGCTGATGCAAACCATGCCGGTAATCCGATCGCTCTGCACAATTCCAAAGCCAAGTATTGTCTGGCCTCATTCATCTGCAATTGCTTCGGATCAAAGCCGACAGTCTCCAGCGATACATCTGCATTGAGCACTGTGACTGACTTCGATGTGCGATTCAAAAATGTTTCTTTAAGTGCCTGGAGTCGTTCCTTCGGCAGATTGGTGCCATTTGTTTTGACGACCATTTGTGGCGCAGGATTCAATGCGAAATCATAAGCGGCGCGCTCCAAAGCGTGTGCAGCTCTTACTGTGCGGCCTGCGCGATTGAGCAATCCTTCTTGCATGTTGCCAAAAACCACAAGTTGATCGGCTGCGATCGGTACGCCGTCCACTGTGTAGCTTTCAATCTGTGTGCCATTCGCATTTGTAAAGACGCCGACGCGTTCTGGCGTGATGCGCTCCATTGCTGAGATTCTTCCGGTGTCTGCATATCTGCTCATTACAATTGCATACGCCGCTGGACGGAACAGTAAATCTTCGGCAATCCATGCCCAAAATTCTGCGCCTGTAATTCTTGGATCTGGCTGATAAATAACACGCGGCGATGTAACGCGTTCATGTGTTTCTTTGACTTTTGTTTCAAGTGGCAGTGCAGCCACAGTCGAGCAAATAATTCCGCGAGCGCGTGCGATTACCGGCACGCCCATCGCCTCAGATCGTGATGCGCTTTGTACGCCGCCGAAATATGGCGCGCCTATTGAATCGAGTGAATTGACCGGAGCCAATGAAGCATCGACGATGTTATCAATCGGCTTTGCAGCTGTGAAGCGATCAAATAATCCCATGCCCCAATTTTATTGCGTCGCTACAATCAAAAGACCATGATGTCAAGATCCGTCTCTTGGCGTGTCGCGAAATGCGTGACCAGCGCACAAGCAACCGTCGCGCAAACAGTGCTCTGAGAAGCTCTCCGGCCGATAGTCCATCCACCATCTCCAAAGCGGAGTTTCGCCGCCGACAAGACTTGCTTGGTCAGCTCGGGTTGATTGATGTGTCTGAGTCTCTTTGATGTGACTGCTCCTAAGAATTCGTCGCACGCCTGCCCATAGAGCGCGCCATCAATATCCGCGATCGGGATGCCAGCTGGGACGAGCCTCGATGCAACCGCTGAAGATGTGCGCTTGCTGAATGCTACAACCTCGACTGGCATTGATTTGTAGTAATCGGCAACATCATTTGCAATGGCTTTGTCGTCAAGTGAAATGGGATTGTGCCAAGTGTGGAGCAATTTGACGATGAATTGATCATCATCGATGCGCTGGGCTGCGACCAATGCGGCATCGCGCCTATCCGGTGAACAGTCCAGCCCCAACCAGACAGTTTTCTCCAAGTCTAAATCTAAACCATCACTAGCGCACTCAGCCCATTCACCGCTTGGAATCGCCGAATCGATCGTCTGCACCCAGCGGCACAATACCTCGGTGCGGACAACGTCTGGCGGATCATTCATTACGGCTCGGAGATTGTCGATGTGAACCGTGTGGCCAAGTGCTGGATTGGCCATTGATGCGCCCTTCCAAAATCTTGGGGAATCGTCTATCAAATCATAATCGCTCGACCATTCAAAATAACCAATGTCATCAGCTGCACCGGACGCCGCTGCCAAGCCACGCTCGCGCAATTGATTGAGCACGATTGAGTGCTGATCGCCAGCATTTGAGTAACTGAAAAGCTGGGGATTTTCGGCGGCCATCATGGTGTATCGCAGTGATGCCCATGTGGATTCATCTTTGAGCTCACGAGTCTCATCGATGTGGACGGCGGCAGGCTTTGAGATACCACGCGCCGCGGCTGCGCCAGCTTTGACCATGTAGCGATTGCCGGACAAAGTCTCGATCTCTTCGGAGCCATGCGCCCAGCGGATGCGCTTGACTTGCTTTGCCAGCCCATCATTGCTTTCAATTGTCTGCACAAGATCGCGAAAAGTCTCCAGAGATGTCGTCAATCGATGAGCTGTGCCGATCTGCAAGCCATGATTCCACTCAAACAATCCCATCAAAATCCGTTGCTTCATGAATGTCGTCTTGCCCTGTTGACGTGCGACCACCAACTGGACCAATGGGTATCGCCAGCGTCCATCGGTTTTTACGCGATGAGATTCGATTGCAAGCCACTCTTGCCACGGTAGCAACGGGAATCCGATCGAATTTGAGAAGTCTATGAGCTCTTGACCCCGACTTGGGAGCTCTGGGTGCAGCTTTGAGTGGATTCTAGGCGTCGAAATGCCATAGAGCGTCTCTGGGATGGTGTCCTCAGCCTGTGTGAGCCGATCTGAGCCATCTTGAACCAGTCGGAGCCTTCTTGTGCCTTCTTGATCCATTTCAATGCCTTCTTGAGTCGTTTGGTGGTGAAATTAAACCTCGGGAGGAAGGTTGGGTGGAATCGGTCGTAGAAAAAAGACTGCCCCTGCGCATCTTCTCCATAATGAACTCATCCGGCAATTTGTCTTGCTTCGAAAAGTTACATTTGCGACAAGCTGCGACAAGATTGTCATCGATGTCCAGTCCACCCTTTGCAACTGGGATGCCACACCAGTAACACTCACGCCCATCTCGATTGAGTATCCTCAGCCTAATCTTCTTCCAATGTGCGCTGTTGCTCTTACGCTGTGAGTGCAGGCTCATCAAAACCATCCCTTGCGCTCATGGAATGCCCATGCCTTGCATGGCGTCTGATAACGATTTGTGATGTATTTGATGGTCTGATCAATCTGTCTGTATGGATCAAGATTTTTATACCACTTCGATCGCATCTGACCTAAGCCGTAATGACTGCCATTCTTAGCATCTGGATTCCATCTGGATTCTTTTGTAATTATCTTGACAAAGCAATGATATTGATTCCAATCAAGAATCCTTGAATGTGCATAGAGCTTGTACTGATCTGCCTGTGTTGCAGCTTGTACGGGTTGCATCTGTAGAGATAGCGAGCCTAGCAATAGGCATAGAACTGCCCAAACCTTCAGACTCATCAGCGAGCTACACGGCTTCAGCCGCTCGCTTGAAGAGCTGTACGGTAATGCCTCTGTCAAGTTACTGGCAAGTATGTGGACAACTTGAGCGTTGCTTTGGCGTGTCGTCCACAGGTTTTCCACAGGCTTCATTTATCTCCACCCCAGCCTTTACCCTTAAAATGCACCGGATTGGCTGAGTAGATCCTTGCCATTGGGATAGTGCATCCATCGCAATATGGCACGCGATCAAGATCATCACCGATTGGCCGTTTGATCGTCTTTACCTTAGAACACACTTCGCATCGATAATCATATTCAGCCACAAGCATCTCCACGATCCATGATGCCCATGACGCCACATCCAAAGCACTGGACAAGCACCTTGCCATCACCCAGCTGCACATCGTCAATCTTGACGCCATGATTGGTGATCTTCTTTTCGACCCTACATTGAAAGCGCAGCATCTCCATGCGAGCTTCTCCTTAAATTCTCGATCGGATGAAGATTGTACTGCTCCACCCAAAATGTTGGATTGTCGCGTCTGCGCCAGCGTTGATCTTTGGCAATTGACACTGGGATCCATCCTCGGATCTGATAGACAGGCGATTTGCCCGTGACCAATACAGCGATGTCTGAATTCCGATCACTCTCACCAATGATGAGCGCACCGGATTCATATTTTGTCCACTTGACCTCGATGCGAGATCCGACATCAGCTTGTGTCTTGAATGTGTTAACAGTCGGCTTGAAATTTTTGTTTCCAAAGTATCTGGCCACCACAATCTCGGCGCAAATCGATTCCGCTAATTGGCAGACATATTCGTGGAATGAGAGATTTTTGTCGTACCTCGATGAATGATCTGGACGACCATCAATGGCTTTGATGCGCAGCAATGCAATCTCAATCGATTCCATCATGTCCTCAAATGAGACTTTCATCTTCACTTGCAGAGCTCGCAGTACCACAGCTCCGGTGATCCCATGACTGTGTCGTATCGACCGCCATCAAATCGCTTGAATGTCTCACATCGATCGCACCATTCGATCTTTGGTGGTGGCACTTCATCCTTGAGAATTGATCCATCAATCATGAATCGTGTTCGCTCGCCAGTGGCGATCCTGATCATCTCCATGTCGGCCATCAGTCTTGTGCCTTCCATTTTCCGTCTGCGCCAAGTGTGTACCAAATCGGCGGACATTGATTGGCCTTAAGTTTTTCAGTGCAAAAGTGACCGCCCCAGTCTTTTCCTGGCTTTTCTTTGGCCTTTTCTCGCCAAATCATGTGGCCATGCTTGCACTGTGGAGCTTCTGCCACTAGCTCGCCGCCAAGTTGATTGACGATCTCAGCAATGCCAGTCGCAGCTGTAGCAAATCCATCTTCCGCAAATGGCTTTGACCACGGATCATCCTCGATCTTGTTCACAAATGATGCTGGCAGCGTCTCGACTTGCTTCATATTTTCTAAAGTTGGCCGAGTATCCGTACCTAGCAAAAGCCCTGCGCATCTTCCGATGCTGCTTGTGACTGTATCTTCTACAAACCATTTTTTCATGCTGGGATTGTAGGATTCGACTCTTCCAAATGCGTAATCGATGGCCGACGGCTTCTCATCCTCATATTCACGAAAGATCCGGCATTCGACAAGGATGTACCCTGCAGCCGCATTGAAATCAATGATGTGAGTCTCGACCCGATTGGTCGGGTAAGTGGCATGTAGTCGCTTGATCCTTGTGGCGACATCTTCATATCCATCCAAGAATCCGGCCATTTATTTGACCGCCTTACTCTTGCCCATTGCCATGCCGATAGATCGGCCGTGATGATATCCGACCGACTTGCCATCCCTGTATCCCATCGAGTAAAGAATTGTCCCGATAGACAGCTGGGCAATTAGCCCAAAGCCGATGATTTGTTCAATTGACATTTGTTGCTCCCGTTTCTGTAAGGGGAGTAAGCCAATTGGCTTCCATTCATTTGACTTGCTCCCGATCAGAGCATGACGGCTAACACCGACAACGTCAAGAATCCTGCGTGTTTTTCGGCGTGTCTATCGATTTTCTTGCGTCATGATCTCGAATAACCGATCCACGCGCGCTTCAATTCGAGTCACTTGATCCTTCAAGCTTGCCCCAGAATTGGGCTTCAATTCGTACATGATGCCTTTGATGAGAATACGGATGACCGAATAAACTGCCGTCGCAGTAGCAATTACGCCACCAACGACGGCAGCCCATTCGTTCGGTGTCACTTCCCCATAACCCCGAAATCTTCATCTTTTGGATTAAGCCATCGCAGGATGACCGGAGCCACCGCAGCTGCTCCAGCCATTGCAAGAGTTTTTGGATCAGTGACCCCTGCCATGTATAGCGCGAGAACCGCAGCAAAGAATGAGCGCGCCCATGATGCTGCCATTGCCTTCATTTTGTCCATTTTTGCTCCTTCTTTGCTTCTTTCTTGATTTGGTTAGCCACGATCAATGCGCGAACAATAGGAATTGCAATCAAACCTAAAATTGCATGGGTTGCCGTTTGCATTATTCCTGCTCCTCATCTGGTAGATCGATCTCTTCAACGATGTTGTTATTTGGCTTGGTTGGGTCATAACCGCCGATGCCGTAGGTAGTTGATTTCATTATGCCACCCTGTATTGAATGCGACTTGCAGCAGCAGAACTGATATTACTTGCACTTCCCCATGGAGAAGGTAGAGAACCACTCACGCTGTCTTGTATGTACTGCGCAAAATATGCAGCAGTTGGTCCTTGAGTGGTTGATGCGACTGGTGCCCAGTTTCCGCTAGTGGCAGTAGTTCCATAGGTAATAGTTCTCCCTGTTGCGCCTTGCCATACCCAAGCAAAATAATAAAGTCCAGCCGATAATGCTTGTGAAACTGTAATTGCTTTAAGGCCAGTTGTAGTTCCCGAAACTGTGCCAGCATCTAACACTAGTGAAGAAGGCTCTCCGTTAGAATTACTACTGTAAATGCCAAGTCGTATCGTT